TGGGATTGTCATTAACCCTGATGATGTCGAATACATCGCAGATGTGTCTTTTACAATTGTATCATACTTAACAACAGCGTTGGCACCAACCGCATAGTTACTGGCCAAACTAACTTGAGCCATGATAATTCGTGAATCAGTATCAGCTGAACTTATAGCATTTGAGGACCAACCTGAAATTGGAACACGAGCAAAGAAACTCATTGTCGTTCCTGATCCAAAACTCGCTGCATTATAATTTGCTAATCCGTTAGTTGAACCGCTTTGAACACCGAAATAAATATAACTTGAACTTGCTACAACTAATGGATCAATTTGGTTAGTAGTATTAACTCCGTAATTTCCTTTGCCGCAAATTGCTGTCGCTGGAATTCTATCGGTTCCAGCTGAGACTAACCCACTAGGCAAACCAATTGCCATGTCCCCAGAAGAAACAGTTCCTGAAGTAAAACGACCTACTACTTCTACAGAATCTCCGACTCGACGATAGACAAAAGTTGCGCTTGTTAATGTTCCTAAATTTAAATTAGCTGGTGTATAAGTCTTCCAATCTGTCATTGCAGGAGCAATTAAAACAGGTTGAGGTCCACACACTACGTTATCAAGAGCTAAAGTATAAGCACTTGCCGACGTCGAAGCTACATGTAGGCAAAGCCTATAGCTCGTGCCAGTGGCTTGCGTTTGAAAAGTTGCAGTCGCTTTCATTTTCGTGCCGGCCGTAGCAGATAGGACCGTATACCCAGCAGGTTGAATGACAACAGGAGTGCCTGAAGGATCTGCAATAATGTAAATGGTCAAGTCACCGTCTGCGTAGGTTCCTGAGACAACTTCATAGTCAAAGGAAACCGAAAGAACCTTTGCCGTGTCTGCACTATCAATCGTAAAGTCAGCACTAACACCCTCTCCTTGGCGATTCGCTGCATCTTTCACAAAATTGAAATCAGCAGAACCTCTTAAAGGAGTAGTTGTAGACCGAGTCCAAGTGACGTTAGGACTCCCACCAGTTCCGTCTACAGGGCTTGCGCCTGCAGCGTCTGCATAAGTGGCCCATCCGGTAGTATTGGTCTCAGCATTAGGGTTAGTAATATAGTTAATCCCAGCGGTCCCGCCTGAGCCTACTTCGCTCCAATTAGTCGAACTTCCCGAGTCATTCTTTCGGTATAATTTGCCGTTTGAGCTATTAAGAAGGAGTGATCCAATATTTGCACTGACTGCAACGGACGTTGGATCGGTAGTCGAACTAATGATGTCGTTCCCACCGTTTAAATCTAGTGTGCTTTTTAGAGTCTTAACTTTAGTTCCCGAAAAGATTGTCGCTGGCATTTAAGTAGGTCTCCCTAGTTCATCATCCGATGAAGTTAATCGCTACAATCCCTGTAGAGACTGCAGTGGTTGAATCAAGACGCTTTAAACTGATTCTTGTGGAAGCAGGTATAGCATGCTCAATAGTTTGATCTGAGCCTGGGCCCATGACGAATTGTAAAACTTCCGACCCAGAACCGCCTGTGTAAATTCCCACAAAGGCTCCAGTCGTATCTAAAAGTTGTAGCTTCTTTGTAGCCGCTGCAGTTGATGCGACAACTTGAACAGGGCTTGATGCACTTCCAGGAATATTCGTGCTTGAAGTGTCTAAAATACCTGCATCTAACAGGTCAATAACTGACAAAGTGTTTACATCGACCTTGCCAATCGTATTCGTTCCAGAAGGCAAAGCAGAGGAAATCGTTACAGCTCCAGTATTACAAGCAGTTACTTTTCCATTAAGCGTACTTAAAGTACTTTCTGTTGCAGCTCCGGTTGGAAGGGCCGAAGAAGAAATCGTTACAGCTCCGGTATTACAAGCTGTAACCTTTCCATTTAAAGTACTTAAAGTGGATTCAGTAGCGGCTCCTGTCGGTAAGCTAATTGTCCCGCTAATATTATTAATATTCCATGTCCCAGACTGACTTGCTGGAACTGCACTTTGATTGGACGCAATTACTACAGGCAAAGAGTTTGCCATAGTTTTTTGCCCAGCTAGTGCTGCATCTATTGCAGAAAGAGTTGAGTCAACAGTAAGAGCTCCTGATGGATTGACTTTGACGTTTACAAAGGCTCCACCACCACTAGTTGTCTCACCAGTGATAACTGCTCGTGTCATCAAAGCCTGGGTTTCATTTGTAATGGAAGTGTTTATCCTATATTGAGATGGAAATAAGGCTATTGATCTAGGAGTAGTTGATAAGCTGAAGCTGGTTTGAGCTACAGCTCCATTCGTGAATTTAATTCTGTAATATTTGAACTCGGGTTGGAAAAGGTAACCTATTCCACCGCTCGCTGTATAATAAGTATAAACATGTGAATGGTGAACCGTAGAGCCATCATTGGAGAATTGAATCTCAACTCCATCAGTCGCAGAATTCTGGTCTGCTTTAATTCCTACTTGGATTGAACCATAGTTTTTATTTTCAACCCATGAACCTGTAAAATTTGCACCGCCTGCAAGTGCTACCGTAGTGCTATTTGACGAATCCACTGTGTTAATAATGGAATTTACATCTGTTTGAACTTTATTTGAGCTCACACAAGCAGATAATGTGGAAGTATCTGCGTCAATCGTGGTCAATAAAGAGATTTCAGAGTCTTGCTTTGCACTAGTTGCAGCTCCAGTAGGCAAAGCACTTGAGAGCACATCAACCTGTAACTCTCCATTTGAATCAGTTTTTAAAACCTGAACTGCTGCACCGTCATAACCTGATACTACTTTGGTTAGAGCAGGAAGAGGGTCACCATCAGCGGCAACTGCAGCTTCTGTAGTGGAAAAAGTGCCTGTGACTTTTATTTCGCCTGTGGTTTCAACTACAGGATACTTATGTCTTAAAATTTGAAACCCAACGCCTAAAGCAGGAGCAGAAGGTAATTCCTCTGCAAGAGTAATTTCATTAGTAGAAACGGCGTAAACTTTGACTTCTTGTCCGCTCAAAGTTCCAGAAGTAAAACGAATTACATCACCTGCTTGTGCAGCATGAGATGTTGCATTAATTACCGTGACGGTTGAACTAGCTTCGACCGTGTCGGTTCCTACTTCTCTTACGAATTGATGTGCTAAAACTGAAAGTGAATGCTGAAGTGTTCTAACAGGCTCAACAGTTGCGAATTGTGGACTTAACCTTGCGTCTTTTTCCTGCGTTGGCCAACCTTTTATACTCATCTTAAAACCTCCCCGTCATTATTGCGGATCTTTGTGTATTCGGAGTGCCATCCTTGGCTAGCACGTTTACCTAGAATGAAGTTATGAATTATATTTTAAAAAAAATCAAACTATCTGCGCTTATCATAAAATAAATCGACAGTAGCGGTGCAAGTTTCAGTTCCGCCTGTAAAATCAAATTTAGCTCTCACATAAGTCATACCGAAAGTGGTTGCACGGACTACTTCTCCGCCTGTAGCAGTTGCAGTGGTAAAGGTGATCCAATCAATCCAATTTGAGTTGTCTGGACTAGTTTGAATCTTTACAACCAAACTGGTTCCGGCACCTAATGCACTAATTTTTAAAAGGCCTGCAAAGTCTAATTGCAATCCTTCTAAGGTATAAGCAGTCCCATTCGTGTCTCCACTAATCGCACCGCTCGAAAGCTGTAACCTATTGACTGAAGCCATAAGAACCTTTCAAAAAAAATGCGCTGGAGGGATTCGAACCCTCGCCCTAGTTCTCCTCGTCAGGAGTAACTCAGCTCTACCTCTGAGCTACAGCGCACTTTATTAATTAGTATTGATCTAAAGCGTCAAAGCCTTGGACCATAAGATGCAGTTCAGCGTCCAAAGCTGCGGCAGCTAAGTCATAAGTCTTAACTGTCACAGCGGAAGCCGTAGCAGAAGAAACCAAAGCAACTCCAATTGCAGCTCCACCGACCGTGGCCGAAACTACAGGCACACGAGCAAATGGCTTATTGAAAGTCACAGTGTAGTCTCCAGTACCATTTACAGTCAGGACGCCATCGTATTGGCCGACCAAAAGGCTTGAAGTCGAAACACCGTCAATTTTGAAGTGAAGTTGTCTTGGAAGTCTTTGAGGGGATTTAATTTCACGTAGCATGATTTTTTTCTCCGTGGAAAAATAGGCTAGGGAGTTTCCCCCCTAGCCAATCGGTTCAGTTGATTAGACTGCAAGTCCGCTGATGACTCCATGGAATGGAGGCACGATGTAGGCTTGCAGGTATCCGCCAAAGCGGAAGCTGTAAGAGTCGGAAGATGCATCACGCAAAAGGACAGTTCCGTCATCATCAAAGAAACCAAAATCAGGTCTGTGATGGAGGGTCAGGAAGTTGTCATTGAGTAAGTAAACCCTATCGTCTTCGCAGAAACGCTCAGGGAAAATACCCACAGGTCCTGCAGCGGACATGAATTCCAAACCACGGAAGCTGATTTTACCGATCAAGTCTTGAGCCCTTGGATCGAGCAAGTACTGCTTTTGGTCTTCCAAGATGTTCAAAAGTTTACGGTACTGAGTGAAAGAAGTGATGATCAAATTTGGCACCTTGCCGCATTTGCGTTGCACTTCCATCATTCCTTGGTTGAGGAGGTCAGCTGTAATACCTGCACCGCTCGCTGCAATCTGAGCCGAAGCTTGCCACCGACGGCCCACAGTAATGGAATACTGAGTGCCTGAGGTTGCATCTAAAACACCTTTCAAACCGCTTGGGTCTGCATCTTTAGAATATTGCATGTAGAGGGTTTTTGCACCGGCATCGGCCGTCAAATCCACAGTACCTGCAATACGAGCTAAAGTAAGAGTACGAGTAGCAGGAGCAACAGCGGTGATTTCCCAAATAGCAGATGTGCTGTAGGGATTCGCAACACTGTCGATCATGATGTAGTCTTTTTCTTCGAAGTTAGCTTCTTTCCAGGTTGTCGAAGAGATAACCACAGTCGGAGCTGCAGCAGAACCACCTGCAACAGCTGCAGTGGTCACACCTAAAGAGCCAGAGCCATCGTTGAAAAGGGCACGGCTCATGTTTCTCATCCAAGACTCAACTGCCTTCTGGGTTGAGAATTTCGTGAGCTCGATGAATGCACCTTCTGAGACAGAAGCAGCTTTAATCGCTTCACGATCAATAGAGCCTACAGCATACATTTTCTTAGCTTCGATCACTGCATCTTGCACGTTTGCGTAGTTTGCAATTGGCAATGAACCGGAACCCACACCGCCTGCGAAAGAGGTTGGAATTGCGATGTCCATTCTCTTACCGACGAAGTTATATTCCTTCTTGCAACGGCCTAATAAAACATTTGCACTATTGTACGTGTTATCTGCTAACTTCAGCTGTTATCGCTTAGGTTTTTTACCCTAAACTTCTTATCGTTTAATTCCGATAAGTTCAGCATACATATTCAACCTTTTCAGGTTGCTTCCGACTCGTGGAGTCTTTTCATCCAGACTCTATGCGTTACGGTTGATTCAATCCTAAAATTCAACCTCGGTATTCCCATCTCAGGGTTCACCGATTTTCGGAAGTTATCATCTAATGATTACTCATTAGAGCGGCAAGTTATTTACCGTATTTAATCTTAAAAAGATTAGAGGCTGTGCTTAAACTAAACTGTGCCATTTTTATTTACCTTTCTAAATGTCATCAAAGAAAAGTGGATCAGAGCCCGAACGCTTTGGCCCATTTTCCATTTGAGACTTTTTAATTGTTTTTGAAATCTTTTTACTCAACTTCTTTGCCGAATCATTGGCGTAGAGTTGATTTATAACCTCTTCGATTTCCTCAGCTGAAGCCTCGGTTTGCATCGCAAGGTTTGCAAGCTTTTCCACTTCCTCATAGTTTCCAGCTAACTCAGGATTGGCTTGAACTAGTTTCGATTCAATCGTTTCAACTAGCTTAAGATTATCCCAATAGGAGCCCACCTGTTCAGGTGTGATTTCCTCAGCTTTGAACCCATTCTTAACTAAAGTGTCATACGCTTGCACGAAGTCAGACTTTTGCATTCCCTTTGAAGTTAGAACACTTTCAACCTGTGACTCGATCTGTTTAAGCTTAGCTGTTTCTGCTTGCGCAGCTTTTGCCGACTCTGCTTTCGTTCGATAGTACTGATTTTCAGCTTCTAAATGCTTAAGCCTTCTCTCCTCAGGGCTTAACGTACTCTCTTCTTCGACTACTTGTCTAATCTGTTCTACAGCGTCCTGATAGAGTTTTTGACCGTCCACGCCCATACTCTCGCTCATCATTTCAATAAACCCTTTTAGGTCTTTTTTCTGAGCTAATAGGTCATGCGATTTTTGAACTAATTCTGAAATCTTTTGACGGCTTGCTTCGAACTCTTGACGCTCTGCCTTATGTTTACGGAAAAGGTCATCGAGGTGTCGCTGTTGAGAGTAACGATTAATTACTTCTTGAACTGGAACCTCAACTGATTTTCCGTCTACCTTGACGGTAACTAAGGAATTTGGAGAGACCTCTACTTCTTGGTCGCCTTGTTTTAATTTTAAGGCCTTCAAAGCTTCCTTAACCGCTTTGGTCTCTTTAGAACTTTTTACTTCATCTTTTTCTTTGTTACTTTTTTCTTTGCTACTTTTTTCTTCGCTGCTTTTTTCTTTGGCATCTTTCTTTTCTCCTTTCTTATTAAGTACCTCATCTAAATCATCGCCTTCTTCTGCTCGCCTTTGAGCAGTCTTGACTTCAGGCTCATCAGATAGGTTTTTACGCCATTGGCTTACAGCTCCTAGTTCGTCCCAGGATACTGGAGAACTACCGCCTACCACTTCAATGGGCTCCTGAACACTTGCAGTTTCTACATTCACATTCGGTGTAGTCTGCGTTGCGCTTTCACTCATTTAAACTCCTTATTTAATTATACGGATGAACTAGGTTCAACTGGCCCTGATAGGCCTAATTGCTCCTCTATATTTGGCATATTTGGATTTACTGGTACTTGTGGCTCTCCGCCTAATGCAGGATTCACAGGTAATCCAGGCATCTCACCTACTGGAATATTAGGCATTCCAGGAACAGGTGCACCTTCCTCTTTTACAGATTCAACTTGTGGTACTTGATTAAAAAACATCGGGAAAAGAGATAACTTTGAAATCTCTTGAGCAAATAAAGGATTCTTCGCTGCAAGATCCATCATGAGCATTTCATGGGCCATGATGTGATTCATTACTCTTTTTTGAACAGCTTCAGGCGTCTGGTATTTGAAAGCATACTCCTGAACCAATCGAGTATGTTCTCTCCAATGGAGCAAATGGTTTTCAAACTCCTTAGGAGCAAGGGATTCCTCTGAAAGGGCATCTTTACCTTCTTTCAATAGTTCTTCGTTCTCCGCCTGAGCGGTTCTTACTGCAACGGTTGCAGCGTCAATGAACTTATCAGACTGACCTAAATCTAACAGGTCAATAACTTGCTCGGATGTAAACTGGTCAGGAAATCGCTCATTCAAATCTAGCAGAGTCTGAGTACGAGCCGCAATAGACCTCGGCAAGGCCGAAGAATTCTGAACACGAATGTCATAGTCTTTCTCCAAATAGGCCACATTAAAAAACTTAGTCATCCACTGGTTGTTTTTTCCAATGACTCGAATCATACGCTCGTCTGATTCGTCATAGTAGTCGCCACAGACTGCAAGCGTCATTTTAGCGATGTTTAAAATCATGTCGTTATATTTCAGAACTAATTCATTGTACCGCTCAGATTCCTGCTCGCTTAAGAACTGAAGGGCTACACCTGCTTTAATACCAGGAGGTGGCTCACCTCGGCTTACTCCAAACACTCCTGAAATCTGCTGAAATTCTTCCTTAATCTTTTCTCTAAACCCAAAAACATCAGCTGGAACTGTGGGAGCTGTTGCAAGCACAGGAGCGACTGGGCCTTTGTATTGGACAATGGTCATGTCATTTCCAAGCCTGTCTAATGCTACTGATCCTGCAGGAACCATCCACTTAGGATGCGAAGCAAGCACAATGTTTCTAACTAGCATGTTAGTAATATTGTTATATGTGCCAGTAAGCTGCTTAATATTCTCAAAGAA